GCAGCATATAGTTCACCCATACGAGGCAATGCCTTGTTTGTGCGTAGTGATACAACAGCGTTACGGATGTCCGCAACTGTCATTGTGTCTACTGGGAGAATTCCTGATGATGCAGTTGGAGCAGTTCCTGATGGACCGTTTGAGTAGATCACGTTAGTTCCTGCTGAGAGGACCTGACCTACTACGTTGTCAATAGAATCTGCTGCGTTGTATGCGATGATGTCAGCAAGTGCTGAATCAACATCGTTAAAAGAAGTTAGGTTTAACTTCTTTGTTGTTGTAACTGCTGAACCGTATTCGTTCAGTGTTACTGTAACCTGTGATGGGTTACCTAGTGCGATGCTTGAAACATCTGAAGTTTCTGTCAATGTAGATGTAGCCTGAGCCAAATCTGAATAGATTGAGAAAACAACTGATGATCCTGGCATAGCCTGTTGCACGGGCTTAACATCAGCTAGTGAACGCATAACTGGAATGGAACGAAGTGCCATTCTTACATACTGATCGTATGCTGCAGTTACGAGTGCGCTGATGCTAGACGTGGTTGTGGGGGTACCTGTTGGAATTGCCATTAGGTCTAGCCTTTCTGTTATAGGATCGGATTAGAGTCCAGACAACCTAATAACTTCGTCCAGTTCTTCCTTGCTGTTTGCATTCATTAGTCTTTGCATAATGTCTCCGTTATGTTCTGGCGAAGCGCCAGAGTCGGCGGAGTTTGTCATACGCTTATATGCTGCAGCATCGGCTGGATTTACGTTAGGTGTTGCCTGGGTTTGACTTGTTTCAATACCGAATACATCGGCATAGTCTTCAAGCCATTTAGATACAGACTCTTCAGTTGGGTCTATATCCTGTGGGATAAATGAAGCAATTTTGCTGTTTACCCCGCGAGCTGCGAGGGCATCCTTTATTGCTCTTTCGCGCTGCGCCTTATTCAAAGACTCAAACTGAGAACGAAGTTCTTGCAGTTCTTTATCTTTTGTTTTAGATGCTTTGCGTAGTTGCTTTACTAGGTCGTTAGATGAGTCATCCGTTGTGAAGTCGTCATCATCCTCGTAGTCGTAATTGGACATAGTGGTCCTTCTCCCTATTAGTTGTTGGCGCTAGCCTCACATTCAGTTGGGGAACTGGTGTGGCTCTAGCTACTGGTATTGATGTCGCTCCACTAGGCCAGTCGTTCTAGTGGCAGGCTTTTTATTTAGTAAGCGCCAGCACGATCTCGTGCTAATGCGCTAGATGATAGACCAGATTGACCACCAAAGGCAGCCTTCTCTAGTCCAGTAATCTTCTGTCGTTGCTTACGTGATTCTTGAGCACCGGCAATGTTAAATACTTCTTGTTCTGCTGTTGTCTGTGTGTATGGAGATTCTCCATAGATGGATGCAAGTTGTGAACCACGCTGTAGCCCACCTGCAATAGTTCCATATCCTTGCTGTGCAGATTCTTTAGTAATACCAGCAGCTCGTAATTCTTCTGCTCTGGTTACACCAGTTTGTAGTCCTGTTTGAATTGCAGCGCCACCAATTTCAGCAGTGGTTACCTTACGCTTGATGTTTTCAATAGCATTGGTTGGATCAAGGGTGTAGGCCAAAATGTCTGCATTAGTAATCTCAGGATAAAATTCTTTCAGCGCTTGTGTTACTTCTGGGTTAGCATTGATTACACGCTTTTGTGCGGTCTGAATACGATCTTCTAGTTCTACTGAAGATACATCTCCAGCCAAGAACTTTTCAAATCCCTCTTGACGTCCCATTTCTCCACGTGCATAGTAAGACTCTGGAAGGCCATAGCGACGCATTACATCTTGGTATGCATCTTCATTTTGGATGTATTCAGCCTCAGATAAAGCACGAAGTCCTTTTGCTACACGCTGAGCGTTAGCAGCAAAGCGCTTCTTGTAGGCATCTGTATTACGAAGACGTAAGACGAACTCATCTCTTGAGATACCTTCTTCAATAAATTGTTGTAGTGGCGCTACTAAGGCGCCCATACCAAAGGCACCAAACTCTGAAGATAGTAGTTCAAAGGCAGATTGTCCTGTTGCCTTTTTTGTTGCTGCATTTGTAACAGCAGTAAGGTTCTTTTCTTGTTGTGCTGCAAAAGCAGCAGCTTTAGCATCTGCTTCTAATGTTCCTGAAAATTGCAGTTCACTGGTTCCATCATCATACAAAATGTAGACATCTCCAGTTTTAGGATCAGTAGATGAACCTATCGCCTTTTTACCAGGTTCAGTAGTAACAGTAGGTTCAACTACAGTAGGATCTGTAGTTTCAGTAGTCCCAATAGGTAATCCATCTGGACCAAAATCTTCGCCTAACTGAAGTATGTCTCTATTGATAGCCATTGTTACCCCTGGAATCCGAAGTCACGAAGGACTTGTAATGTTGATGAAGCAACTTCATCACGAGCATTTTCTGTATATTGCCAACGTGAATCTTTGCGTAGCGCTTTCTTAAAGTCATACAAGTTCATATCACCCTTATCGCTAATAGCCATACGAAGTGTTGAATCATTAAGATCAATTTCATCTGCGTTTAATTCAAGCACTGATGCCATTGTTTGGCGGTATGGTGAATAGATAGCCTGTAGGTCATAGCCTTGACCAAGTAGGTCACGGACATACTGTGGTTGACCTTGTGCTGCAAGCATACGAGCATCTTGTGATACACGGTTGATATCAATATCGCCATTAGCAAGAGCGCGTAATACCGCTGTCTCAAGATCTCCGCCTGCAGTAACTGCAGAGATATTTGGCAAGATGTCTTTTAGACTAAATCCATTTGCCTTAGCAATGCCTTGGAGTGTTTGGTAATTCTGAAGCGCCTGACCACTAAAGCCTGTCTGCTTTCCAGCAGTTCCTGTTCCAACGATACTTGTTACTCTACCAATGAATGGTGTAATCAAAGCATTGATTGCTAGTGGGTCATCATCTAGGAAGCCATCATAAATCTTCTGTGCAACAGATTGTGCCTGCTCATCAGTAAGAGTAACGCCAGCAATCTCTTTAGCCTTTGCCTTAACAGAACGCGTTTGCTTTGCAAGATATAGGCCATAATCAGACTTGGTTACATCTTCACCTGCTGCTTTAAGTTCATCATACTTTGCACGATCAACAATACGAGTACGTACAGTTGATGCGTTCTTTTGCCACCAAGGAGTTAACTTAGCCTTGGCTAAGAACTTGTCATTATCCCAACCTCCAGCAACAGCTTCTAAAAGAAGTTCGCCAAGTTTAGGTTCTAACTTAAAGATATAGTCAGGTAGGTCATACCAGAAATCTGTTTTAGCAAGCAAGGTATCCAAGGAACTTTTGACTACAGTTCCAGCAGCAGGTTTAGCGCCATCAGCCTTAGCCATAGATGCTTCATCTGCCTTGCGGAATGCTCCTACATTAAATCCAGATGGAACTGTCGTTCCGGTTGGGCCTCCATCTGTGCCACCACCAGTAGTTGGTGTCTTTGGCTTTTTATCAAGATTTGGTTTTGGCTGAAGGGAAGGAGTAACGGTAGGAGTGCCAGTAGGAGCACCAGTATCTGTTTGAGTTTTAGGTGCAACAGGTGTTTTTGCTGTAACTTTTCTACGTGCATCTACAAGAATGTCATTAGACTTTTTAATTGCAGCATCTACTGTCTTGTTAAGAGAACTGTAGTCCTTTACTAATCTATCAAATTCTTTTTGCTCTACTGCAGATAGTTTGTCTCCACGAGCAATCTTGGTAGCCCAAAATTTAAGTTGTGCTTCATAATCTATTAGTCTGGGCTTTAGAGTATTGGCATAGTCTAATTGATTCTTAGAGCGTGCACGTGTTTCAGAGTCTATACTCTCTTTTGCTGCTGTACCTTGGGCTTTTTCTGCAGCAATACGAGCTGCTTCTTGAGCAGTCTTTGCATCTGCAATTAACTTTTTTACATCAACTGCCATTAGCGACCACCCAGCGCATTCATAAATGTCTCATAGAAACCAAGTACCTTGTTGGCCTTGCCTTCATCTGTGCCTGAAATCTTGTCTATTAGATACTGCTCTTCGCTTAAACCAGTTGTGACTGTCTGCTTCTGGCTAGAACCTGAACCTGAATAGTTAGTGATCGTTGATGCTTTGCCTTCAATTCCTTTAAGCATCTCTGTATACTTTTTAATCTCAGCAGCAGTAGCCTTGCGTCCTAAAGTGTCTAGGATAATTGAATTAACTATCTGTTGTGCAGCCTCTGGCTTGTACTTAGTAACACTAGTAACTGTTGATGGACCACCAGAACCTGTTCCTGTAGCTTCACCCATAAGGCTAATCTGCTGGAAGAAATCATCACGACTGATAGGGCTAGTTAATGAAACAAGTGCTCTATCTTCTTCAGCTTTGTTAAAGGCTTTTACTAAAGCAGGAGTGTACTTATCGGTAATCTTTCCTCTATAGTAATTACCTGCCTTAAGCATCTTTGAATAAGCAGTAATAAGGGTAGGGCTTTTTGCTACAATTTTTAAGAAGTCTGTAAAGTCTCCTGTTGTTGTTTGCCCAGTTCTTCCATCAGTGCTGAGTGTGGCAATGCGTGCTGATTCTTTTGCTTGCGCCGTAACGCGAGCTTGATCTGGTGAGTTCACTGCCACTTTAGTCTCCTAGCAATCTACCAAAGAGTACGTTGTAAGCACTCACGGTGTTCTCGTTGTATTGTGAAAGTTCTCGCATCTTGATAATAGTCTCATCCTTATTCATTTGAGAAAGGAATTGGCTACCACCAAATTGATCTATTTCTTTTCTTGAAGTCTTGTAGGCCTCATAAAGATCAACCATCTTACGCAAAGCCTGAACAGTTCCAGGATTTGCCTTCTGAGCAATTGGTGACTTAACCATTACTGTCAAATCATTGTAAGCGTTCATACGCTCAATAGCCTTTTGGCTGCCCTGTGATAGTTCTTCTTGTACTAATGGGCGACCAGCCTTATAGATTGTGGCCCAGTCTGTAAACTCTTTACGCAGTGATGAACGCTCAAAGTCTGTACCAACAGACTCAAGGTTTTTTTCGTATTGGTTCTTCTTCTCATAGTAAACCTGCATATCTGAGGCAGTTTGAACTTCACGAAGGAACTCAGTAACTGTCTTATTCTTACGAAGACCCATATCAGTCATAGTCTTGTAAGCATCCCAAGAGTATCCAGCCTTGTGAGGGATCAAGAAGGTTGCGCCTTGCTTGAACTCCTTAAACAACGCTTGGTTGTTCTCTACAAAGTCACCAGATTCTTGTGCATAACGGAAGTATGCAACAGTTGAACGATCTGATTCTGAAACAGTAAACGGCATTTGGTCTGGGAAGTACTTAACCCACTCAGCCATTGCTGTGTCGTAGTCACCAGTCTTGTCAAGCAGTCCATACCAGACTTGTTTGAAGTTTGCTTCACCATTACCGCGTACCCAGTCAGCCATATCAGACTTGAGTTGTACTGCAGGTGATGCAGGTGCTACGAAACCGTAGATAACACGCATACCTAGGATACCTAGTGTGCTGTTCTTTAACTTAATACGGTAATCTTCAAGTTCTTTAGAGGTAAATGGAATTGGAGTTCCATCTTCTGCAAACTTTTGTTTCAATCCGTGACCAGATGCTTCAAGATAGGTCATAGCCTTGCGAGACGCGCTGGCATATTGACCATCACGTTCATCTCGGTTCATTGCTGCATAGATACGGTTAACGTGTGCTGGCAAGAACGCTGAAACCATTGGTTGGTCTTCTGCATACTTACCTAAAAATGTAGTTGTGATCTTATCTGCAGCACCTGGGTTGAAGATATCTACAAGATTAGATAGTACCTTGATAGATATACCTGAAAGTGGACCAGCAAGTGTAGGAATTGCAGAGTCTGGGTTCAAAGATGGTGTAAGCATCTTGATATTAGCGCCAAACTGTACTGGCATTGGTACCTTAAACTCTGCAGGTACACCTAATGCAACCATTGCAGTCTGTACTGCCTTGTAAACATACTTTGTTCCTGGGTAAATGAAGTATGGTTCACCTTGATCGTCGTGTTGAATCCAACCTGAGTGTGTAATACCCTCATAAGTAAGAGAAGCACGAGCAATTGACTCTGGGTTGTAGCGTACAACACGGTAAACACGGCGATAGAAGTCTTCAGTAGCACGATAGAAGCGTGCAAAGTTACGACCAGAGAATGCAAGTTGGGTTTGTACCAAAGGATTATCAACATATGCAAGAGTTTGCAATGTTGCACGCTCTTCGATAAGAGTTGCTAGTTCCTTTTGAGCACTTGCCTCTGCTTTGATAAGTGCCTTTTCATTTGTAATGCCACGTTTGTGAGCAGCAATGAAAGCATCTGTAAAGCCAGTCTTCTCAAACTCTTTACGAATCTTAATCATCTCTTGCAGAACCATAGGCTCACGTGAGAAACGAGCATTAGCGTTACCTAGCCAGTCCCAACCCCACTCCATCAAAGATGTTGTGTAGTTACCTGTATCAGATACAGCCACTAGCTGTGGTCCAAGGATATATTGAGGTGCATCTTCTACAGATGTTGGCAAGTCATCTAATGAAATCTGACCTGATATCTTGTATGAACCAGTCTCTGGATCGTACTTGCGAACCTTATCTAGTAGATTAAGATTGATAGTTTTACCATCGTTCTTAACAAAGAGTTGCTTTGCTGCATCATAGATGCGCTGTGCGTGCTCTTGCTCGCTTACGCCACGCTCTTCTAAACGAAAAGACTTAACTAACTTTTTGTTGTCTGGGTCCATTAACCAGTCAAACAGTTTGCCAACTGCGATTTCTTCATTATCAAGATTGGCAACTGCAATGCCGCCTAATCTATCATTGGAGTAATAGCCAATACGCATAGCCCAGGCTACTTCAGATTCTGTACTAGCAAGTGGAGACATACGAGTCATACCACGTGAACCCTTAGCACGACTCATATTTTTTGGAAGGTTATATCCAAGTTCTTCTGTGCGTACCTTGCTTGTGCGTTGGTAATTTAACGTACGAGTAAAAGCATCAATTCCTGTAAAGGAGTTCTTGCCACCTTCAACAACATCCATCAATGCGTTATCTAAATCTCCGTGCTTAATCTGCATTGCAAGTGCTTCACGGTCTGCTTTAGTAAATTTACCTAGTCCAGTCTTTTCATAGAACCGAGACATCTTGCCTTCATTGAGTGCATTAGCCATAATCTCACGTATCTGGGCAATGTCACCATCTGCTGCTTGAATAGCAGCGCCATAGGCCTTTGATTCTTTTTTGTTAATAAAGCGCAATGCTCCACCTAGTGGGTTTGCTGCCTTTTGTTCAAACTTAGTTAATCCTTTTTCCATCTGTTGCGCTGTACGCAAACGTGTGGAAAGCATACGACCTTTAACTAAACCAAATGGTGACTCACCAATAGCAAGGTGGACCATTAAATCTTCAGATGCGTTACGGATTGCATAACGTGGACCGGCAAGAGTAGCAAACGACCAAGCACTAGTCATCTTATCTACCCAACCAGAATGTGCTACGCCTAATATGTTCTGAATCAAACCAGATCGTGCAGATGCACGGTCAATATCACGAACACTCAGGGTAGTTACAAAATCAGATGTGTCTGAAAGAATAAGAGCAACTTGCTCATTTGTTCCTGGCAACATAGCTGGGTTGTATTCAACACCATTTCTAATTTCAGTTAATGCAAACTTAGGTTCTGCCTTGCCCTGTAATGCACGGGCAATTGGTTGACCTTCTTTAGTTACATTAAGACCACGGATGTCTGCAATGGTTGATTGTAGTCCGTAAAAGATTTCCTTCTTTAGTCCTACTTCAGCATCATCAAATGCCTGTGCCATTAACTTTGCATCATTGCGTGGAAGTACTAAACGTGCATACTGATAAACTTTTTTAGCAGCATCGGCTGCAGTAACATCTAGTTGGTTGTTATCAAAGATTGGTACAAGTTCAAACTTAGCCTTGAAGCGATCAATGCGGTATTGAATCTGCTCTGTTGAAAAACGAGCCATACCTTTAGCCTCATAGTTAGGCTTAATCTTGCCAACAATAGCCTCGCGGTTATTTGTTATAGTCTCTCGGATGCCATCATCTGTTGCTGCGCCACCAAAGAATAGATTGTCTACGAACCTAGAACCCATAAAGTCAATGTTAAATGTTTTGTTAGCGGTAGTAACTGTTTTGATACGAGCCTGACGTAGTGGATCTAGGCGTGGAATCATCACACGCTTGCGACCAATTTGACCTAACATCATTTCTTTAACTTGATCTGCGTTCATAAAGAAAGCCTTAGCAGTATTGGCATCTTTAATAGGTGTGTCAATGTTAACAAAAGATTTAATAACTGCATCACCAAACTCTGGTGCTGTAATTGCTAGTTGCTTTTTAGCTGCAACTCTTTCAGCAGTTGTAGTTGCCTCACGATATTTAGTAAGTTGCGCTCCGTAGGTATCCCAGAAGTTTACTACCTGTGGGCGTGCAAAGATCTCATCAACCTTGCCAGTTCCTTTTGCTAAGGAACCAACTACTACAGATAAAGAATAGTTTTTAATATCAACCATCTTCTTAGCCTTACCAAGACCAAGTAATGGATCTGCATAAACTCTATAAGCAGCATCTACTGCGCCAGAGATGGTCTTGTACATAAAACCATTTTTAACTAAATCACCAGGTGTGAGTGCGTCAACAGCATTAGCAACAAATCGTCCTGGAGAATACTTGGCAGCACTGACTGTATCTAGTGCATCATTCCAAAGAGTATCTTTGTTCTGCTGAACTGCAGCAGCGATTGCCTTTTCAGCATCGGTACCGGTAGCAAGGATGTCGCTAAGTTTGTCTCCCTTAGAAACACGCATAGCAACAGAAATACGATCATTGCCGTATTGACGCTTTGCAGTATCAATGCGGTTGGGACTAAATACATTGTCGCCTTTATCACTTGCTATATCCCAAGCATTACCTGCACCAAATGGTGATACGCCTTGGTCTATTGCAATAAGACCAGTACGTGCTACGCGAGTAGCAAGGTCTGATGCTTCTTGTGCTAAAGCAAATGCACCACCAAGTGTGTAGTGCCAAGCAGTTCCTAGCCAACCACGGTTGGCTTTCTTTGCTGGATCTTCATTGCCTGCAACTTTAAGAAGAGCTGCCTGCTGTGCAGGAGTCTTAGAGGCGTAAGCCTGCTGTGCAATGTTGGCTGGTAAATTAGAAAGTTCACGATGTGTAGCAAGAGTTTTAGATAGATCTTGCATCGCTTTCTTTTCTGCGGCAGTTAAACCTGCAGCAGAGGCAGCGGCGTTAAGATCGGCCAATTATTCACCTCGCGCTAATGCCTGTTGATACAAAATGGCGATTGATCCATCTGTGTCATACGGCAACATTTTGGCTAATATGTCAGAAGTCTTTGTAGTGGCTCCCTGCATCATTAACGCATTAGAACCTGGTCCTGGACCTATATCTATACCTGAAGTGACTGGTTCACCAGGGCGTTGTGTTGGTGCATATAATTCTGTTATTGGTCCTTGTGCTGCAGCCTCACGTACATCGCCTGCGCGAGCAGGGCGTGTATCTGGAGTAGTAGAAAGCGGAGCACCTGACTTAATAGCCTGCGTCTCAACGCCTTCACCGTATGCTGTGGAACCCATTTGCAAATTGTCGGTACGTGTGGAGTACTTACCTGGGCCTGCTGGTCCAGCCAGTGGATTCATCATACTCACTGTTTGTCCTCCTCTAATTTTTCTAAATCTGCTGACATATCTTCCCAAGCCTTATTGGTTTGAGTAAGATGATTTGATTGGTAAATAGATAATTCCATTAGCTCACCTGTTAATGTTTCAACAGATGATGCTATGTTGTGTAGAAAACCTACACAGATAACTACAAAGTCAAGAAAGCGCACTGGACGAGAAATGTAATTGTCATCTTTCATCGTCCAGTACACCCTCCATTAAAAGTATTATCCCTTTTTGACTGCGTTTCCGCGTCGTCCTGCTGGCATCATTGATGGTACTACCTTGCCTGGTCCTGCTGGCTTGGAGGTATCCTTCTTGCCTTCGACGGCCTTTGACATTGGTGCTGCTGCACGTGATCCTTTGTTCATATTTACACCTCCTCTTATTATGCTGCGCCGGTGATACCAGCTAGTAGTTGGGCTATATCTGGACGTTGACCAGCAGCAGGGGCCTGACCACCTTGTTCTTGTGGAGGTTGCGCTGAGGCTGGGGCGGGGGCCGCACCTGCCGCTGGAAGTTGTTGTTCCATACCTGGTGCCATTGGTGGCATCTCTGGGGCTGGAGGTGGTGGTTCTGGTGTAAATGCTTTTTCGATAACCGCTTCTAGCGATTGGCCCTTTTGCCGACCTTGGATAACAGATGCAATGCGGGTGATAATTTCACTAGGGTCTTGACCTTGCGCTGCGAGGGCAGGAATCGCCTGAGCATACTGTGCAACAGCAACACGCAAAGAATCGCGCATCTCTTCAATATCAACACGTTGTTCCTCCTGAGTTACATTCAAGTCCATTGGAATCTCACGACGTACATAGTCACGAGATACGAGCTTGTCTGAACGCATT